AGTTCCCGCTCAATGGGGGCGGCCCGTGCGGCCTCCTCAATCTGCTGTTGTGACCCGAGTTGTGTCCCGAGTCCAAGACTCATGGCAGTGTCGCGTTGAAGGTCCGCTTGGGTGCGTCCACCTAATTGCCCGCCAAGGCTCGTGAACCCGGAGGCTTGAGCATTGAGGGCATTGATAAGCCGGTCCATCGCTCCGGTCTGCCGTCCCTGTTGCGCTCCAGCGATGTCCTGCAAGATCGGTAACGTCTGCTGGCGATTGCTAATTTCTTGCTGGAGGAGCGGAACTTCAGCCGCAAAGAGTTGCCCGCGCAAATCGGCAATCCCCTGTTCCAACGCCCCGCTGCGTCCTAATCCCGCCTGCGCAAGTTGATTCTGCAAGGCTGGCAAGGCTCGAGTGTTGTAGCTCTGCTCCAAGGCCGCAATCGCCTGTTGCGTGACCGGCGAGGACCCCAGTGGTCCTCCGGTGAGTTGTAGGATCTGGGCGAGGGCTTGCTGTTCGGCTTCTGGCGTCGTAATCGGTTGTCCAGCCACTCCGGTCAAGGCCGTCAGCGCGTTGGTAGCCCCCGACTCTTGCGTGGTTGCGCCGACCCGTTGACCCAACAAGTTCTGAGTGCCACCCAAATTGGTGTAGTATTCTCCGGACGCTTGCGTGGGGCCAAGATTCCGGGTCTGATCCAGGAGACCCATCCCCTGCAATCCTTGGTTCCTCGCGTCAAGCTCTGCTTGGGGTGTGGCGACGCCAGTGCTCGCCAAGCTATTTAAGACCCCTTGCAGGTTGAGCGCCTTGTTCGCATCGACAGTGCCCAAATCGGTGCTGCCCAGGCTTCCCGCCGCACGTCCGGCCAAGTCGTACAGTCCTTGTTCGACGCCCGTCATCGGGGCAATTTGCAGGCGAGACGCGGCGAGTCCTTCAGGGGTCCGTTGCCCAGCCGAGAACGCATTGAACCAATCCATCGCGGCGGGTTGCATAGAGATCGCGGACTGCACCGAATTAGAAATCAGTGGTTTCATCTCCTCAGGAATGGTCGCCGATACGGTGCCACCTCCGCCCTTGAATCGCCACGCCCGCTCGGTCCCGTCAAAGGATGAGATAAACCGCCGATATGATCGTGATGTCCCCGTATAGCGTCTCATACCACCTCCACCTTTCGCACCATGAGCATTTTGTCGGCTGTAAAGCCGTTGTACCGTGGGAACACGTCAGGATTTCGTGGCGTGAGCGTCTTGATGGTTGTCGCTCCTTGTGACGCGGCCCACGCATCGAGCTCCGCACACAATGCGCGCCGTTGCACGGCGGTCGTCAGATACGGGGTGTCAAGCTCAACTTGAATGAGCATTGCGAAGGGGACACCCCATGCGTGTTCAATGGTGGCGATCAGATGCCCCACCACATGGCCCCTCTCGTTGCGAGCGACCCACACCGCGACCGTTTGATTCCCGGCGATCCACTGAGCATGGATAAATCGCTGGATGATGCCAGGAGGATTATCGGAATGAAGCCGCGCGAGAAAGGCTGGGATACGGTCAATGACGGCACACATTGTCACCCGATCGGCGCTTGTCGCAGGATCAAGCCGTATAATGACTGCACGTGCGACGGAACGACGAAGGCCATGCCCGTTCTGTATGGCCTGCTGGCGCTCACACGCGGCGATCATGGCTGCCCCTCGAAGGGCAATGTGAGGAGGGTCAGATAAGGTCGAAACCCGCTGTGTCGCATCCATGCCTCAGGATCACGCGGTGTCAGCATCTTCAGGCTCGTCGCCCCTTGTCCACGCGCCCACGTTGAGACCTCCGCCATTATTGCACCGTGCTGGTCAAGTGTGAGCGTATAGGGATGATCGATCTCCACCTGCATCACCATTCCGTAGGGGACACCCCATAATGATTCAATGACTGCGATAAGATGTCCGATTACTGTCTCCCCGTCCAGCATGACCCACAATCCAACGGCCTCCGATCCTGCCGCCCAGAAGCTTGTCAGGTGCGACGTAACCACGCAGGGGTCAGATTCCAACCTGAACCGCTGGATGAAGGCCGGGATACGAGCCACAAGCGTCCCTATGTGCCTCCAATGGTCCGGCATGGTCGGTCGTAATCGGAGAATCGTCGTGTCCCTCATACTAGCGCACCACGGACCAATCCACTGTGCCACCGGCGCCGCCGGGGCCGGTACTGACGGTGATCGTAAATCCAGTGACCGTTTTGCCTGTGACCCACACTCGCGTATCCCATGAGGGCGTCACGGCCACCTGATAGCTGGTATCCAACTCCCGTCCCTCGAACGCTACGGCTTTCGTGGTGTCGGCAGCTCCGAACGTGGCAAAGCTACTATTGGATACTATGAACACCAGGACCTTAGCCAAAGTGCCCCAGAGGGTGATTGCAATGGCATCATGGAACCGCCGCGCCCAGACCGTGAGGTCGTAGACCGTCTCAGCCAACCTCGACACATCCTCGGTCTGCTGCCGCTCATTCGGGGGCATCGGCAGGACGGGTCGGGTTGACAGTTTACCCGTGGTCTGGGGCATGTTCCTCCGGCGATGGCGTCTCTTTTAAGGTGGTTATTGCTGACTTCAAGAGTTCATTTTCTTTTATCAACGCCTGCGCTTGTCGCGTGACCAGCAACAGCATGGCCTCCTTCTGTCCGATAATCCAGATCAAGTCGTCGTTCGTGAGTGCTTGTGGAACTGCCATAGGGCCTCCTTATCCTCCGAGATAGAAACTACACAATCTTTTTGAGCAACGTGCCGAGCTTTCTCATTTGTTGAGGCAACGTGGCGTCACCCTCAAGCACCGTACAATGCGCGAGGAAATCGATCTTGGCTTGCACGAGAGAGTCGTCCTTCGTCTGCTGCTTCGACTTCTTCAGTGGACTGTGTGCGGCAAAGACCGCGAGAATCGCCGTGCGCTGGGACGGGGTGAGCGCAGGATCGTCTGTCCGCACAACGCCATCGCTCTCACGCCATGAGAACGGAAGCCCTGCAACGCCAGCCGCGTCTAATTCATCACCGATCGATGGTCCAATCTTCGCCATTTAGTCTCCTACCATGTCAGCACCGAAATGTGCCGATCAGCAAAGTATCCCGCAGTACCCGCCGTCTGCTTGTATTTTGCTGTGATCGTCGTTGACGCGGCTGTCAGCCCTGGCAGCATCGTCGTGACCCCGAATCGACCTCCAATACTTGCAACGCTTGAACGCACAATTACGGCAGTCGTATCGGTTGCGGCTCGTGTATTCCCGCTGCTTAACGCGAAGTCCATATAGGCCGATCCGTTTAGGACATCATTGAGCAGGTAGCTATTCACATGAATCAGCAAGACCCCGCTTGCGCCAATCGTCACAGTCACGGCAGGACCGGAAGTGGGGAGGTCGGTGTACGTAGTCGAAGTCGTAGATTCGCTAGTCGCTACTGTCGCGGTTCCAGAGGTAATCGTGGAACCACCGCTTGCTGGAGTAGCCCATGTCGCATCGCCACGCCAGTAGGTCGTAGCTGACGCTCCAGTACCACTATTGAGGTTGGCGACGGGCAGATTGCCGGTGACGCCGGTCGTTAGGGGCAAGCCTGTGAGATTGGTTGCGGTCCCTGATAAAGGTGTGCCGAGTGCCCCGCCAGCATACAAGATCGTTGCCGCTGCATCTGGGAACGTATAGACGCGGGCCACTGTGGGGCCCGCTGCGGTGAAGTAGGCAATCCCTGTGCCTCCGTTCGCTGATCCGAGAATCCCGCTCACATCCGCCGTGAGACTCACAGCCCCGAAGGTCGGAAGCCCGGCGGCATTGCCGTGGAGCAGTGTGGTCGTGGTCCCCAGCGAGCCAAGAACGGTCGGAGCCGCCCCTGCACCCCCGCCCAGCACAAGGGCGTTGGCGGTGAGCGCCCCGGACGAGGCCCATGCTGTTGCGCTAGAGAAGTACGGAATCCCGCCACTGGTCCCGGCGACCGTCAGGGCTAAGGTGCCGGAACCCGTAATGGGCGATCCAGCCACCGAGATCAGCCCGCCCGTAAAGGTTTCTGCGACGCTTGTGACCGTTCCGGGGGTGTAGGCTTCCCATGCGGTGTTGCCCGCGTTCCGCCGGAGACTTTGGCTTGCAGCCGCGACGATCGCTGTTAGAACATTCGAGGCGTTGGTGGCGAGCATGGCCGCGTCTGCAATCGTCGCCAGCCCTGTTCCCCCATACAGGACCCCCACCACATCCGCGTTCCAGAGGGCGTTCGTGAGCGTGAGCTTGCCTGCGGTGCTCACGCTGCCGATGGTGGCTGAGATGGTGGACGGACTGATCGGCAACGTAAAAAGGTCAGCTAACAGTTGCTTGAGATCACGAATCTGGTTATCTCCCAGTCTCGGACTATCCGTTCCGGCTGGTGAGGTAGGATTGATTTGCTGGGGAAAGGCCATCTTAATTGACCTCCTGTGGGGTGGTGTACAGCGTCGCGCCACGCCATTCCCAGGGGATCGTCGCACTGACGGCGTGCTGTGTGGCGATAAATTGCGCTTCCGGTGTTCCGGTCCCGGTTCCAGTCGTCGCGGTGGCCGTATCGAGCACGTGACGGCTCGCGTCGCTCAAATCAAAGGTCTGTTGCAATTCCGCCGGATAGCTCGGATCGGTTGCCAAGCTGTCCGTCGTGCCGATCTTCATGGTCCCCGTGACGGCACTGTCCGTCTGTTTGAAGAAGGTCTCCATCGCATCGGCCCGCGCCCGCTTGCCGGGTTCATGGGGTCGCCAGAGGTCCCACGTTGCGGCAATGGCCCCCCCGTCGTCATTGCCCGTATCCGTCACACGATAGACCTGCGACGTGCTCCCGATCAATTCCTCTTGGCTCGCTGCTGATAAAAAGCTATCCCATGACGGATAATCCGTACTAATCGTGTCCCACGTCCACCCGGCTGGCAAGTTATCCCAATTGAGCGCCGAGATCACCCGGAAGGGCCAGGATGCCGTCGCCTCAATTCCGACGGCGAGGGCATGATGGAACCATTGCTGCGTGTCGATCTGATACGAGACGGCTTCCGTGGGATTGTCGTTTATCGTAGGATAGAACCAATATATACTACGGTCCATCTGGCGATAGAAGCCATGAGACCGGCCCACCGTGGTCATATTCAAGCTCGCTTGGACCTTCTTGCGGATGGGTCCGCCAATATGGGTCGCTCGCACCCCGTCAAAGCTGTAGAAACTCCCATCCTGGCCCAGGTAGTACACGACGCCGAATCGCTCAATGACGGCGTTAGGGCTCGCTGGTCCTGGCTGCGTATCCTGGAGTTCCACGCGGAACGGGAACACCCCCGTTTGCCCAACGCCGATCCATTGACTCTGTTCCTTTAGAACGGCAAACCCCGTTCGACTGAGCGATCGCACGGCAACAATGTCATCGTTGGTGTCCGCAAGATCAATCAGATTGACGGCTTGCCACGTCGAGCGAGTATTGAAGTCTGAGATCCTCAGCCGATAAGGATACCGGACGCCGCCTTCCACCGTGTTCCCGACGACGATCCGGTTACTGGCTACCGTCCAATCTTTCGCCGTGGTCCACTGTGACAATCCGGTTAAAGCTGAGTAGGTTGCCGCCAACCCGTCCCATTCCTTGGGGCCGTTGACGTTGTTCAGACCGAGGATATAAATCGTCCCGCCTTCCGGCCAGAGGAGAAAGCGCCCAAGATCGTCGGCAGACCCGGAGAGGGCCGTGCCGGTAATGTTGTCCCACGCGTTCGTGTTAAAATTGGCAACTTTCCAGGTGGTGAGGCCCATTGCCACCACCTTTTGTGCGCCCCCCGACAACTTGTAATACATCCCCCCGACTACCTGTTCGCCAAAGGCGCTCGTAAATAACTTCGTGAGACCGGGGCGCGGAAGGAGACGACCATGCTGCGTAATGACGTTTTTGGAATCAGCGAGTGAGCCAGGAGGGACTTCGTGCGGGAGGAGATCGTACCTTACTCCCCCAGTTGGCACGCCAATTACGTAGGGGACGCCACGTGGCATCTCAACCCCCCTGCTGCCGACGCCGCATCAACTCGGCCATAAGCGCGTCCAACGAAAGAGCTCCGGGCCGCGCCATCACCTCCTTGGTTGCCGGTGACAGCGGCGGCGGAGGCGGAGGCGTTTGTATAGGCGGCGGTGGCTGATTCGCCTGCTGCATCGCACTCATCAATGACTGCATGGTCCCCATAAGTTCCATTAGAAGACCTCAAGGTCGTGGGAAGCCAGGAATTCATCCGACCAGCCAGACCCCGCACTCGTCTTATCGGGAAGGTGATGAATCGACCCGTATCGCTTCTGGTCCTGCATGATCGCGGTTTCCAGTGCGCCGAGTTTCTTGTCGTTCGGATCGCCGGAATACAAAATCCAATACATTTGCGCGATCGCTCCGTATCGGGGATCGCCGTGCTTCGCCATGAGGAACAGGGCCGCCTTCTGTGAGGCCAAATACTCAATAGGGTCTTGGCGAATCAACAAGTCCGTCGATTGTCCCAAGGTCGGCGCTTTCTTAAGGTAAGGTGTCCGCATTACTCCAGCTACGTTCGGTCGCGGCCATAGTTCGATCTGATACGCGCCGTCGCTCGCCAGTTCACGCGGCGCCCAGGCCATCGTCGTGCCCGTGGAGGTCCGGGCGGGATCAATCGCGTCGATCTGCTCTTTCGTGGTCTCGTGCAGCGCATATTCTCGCGTGGGAAGAAGCACCTGATCGACATCGGCGGCAAGTTTATAGACGTGCTGGAAGATGACATACGTGGCAGCAGCCGTTGTTGCGGCCTGCCAGCCTGTTCCACCCGTGGGGGATTCTATCGTCAGGTGAGTCGCATCGACATACGTGGCAACGCGGTAGAGTTCATTCGCGCTCCCGATCCGAATCCAGCGGTCCACCATCGCGGAGGTCCAAGTCGTCCCGACGCCGACGAGCGTGGCGCTGCCTTGCGTAGCGGTCAGTGTGCCTGTCTTGTAGTCGGCTACCAGCGCAACGAGCGCATCGACCTTACGAGCGTGCCACTCGTGCGCCTCCCAGATTTGACTGTAGGAGGTCTGGATAAACGCATCCGCTTCAGCTTGTGTGATCTTCCCAGCCGCGTTGCGTTGGACCGCCGTACTGACAGCGCTCAGTGTCGCCATGGGTGGCTACCGTACCCCGAATCGCGCGTGTTGCGTCGCCCCCGTATTGCCCAGGGCGGTCGTTGTCGAGGCCACAACCACACCCAACTGGAACACGCAGCCGTCAAGGAGGAGGTCGGCCGGATCACTCGCCGCAGACTTGAGCACCACGTGCGGAAGAGTCGTGCCAACTGTCACATCCGCTGCTGCCGCCGCATCGAACAACTGGAGATAGGAGGCCGCGGCCACCGTATTGATCGCATGCACGAGGTCCACGTCAATCTTGCCGGACTTCACGAGGATCGCCGTGGCTCCAACGCTATCCTTGATGATGATCTCGTAACTCATCGCTCCCCTTTCTGAGAGGCCCTCGGGGTGGCCGGTGGCGCACCCCCGTTGAGTAGACCGCGTGTGGGCCGAGGCGTTGTCTCTGCTGCCCCCACCGGGGGCCTTGTCTGTGTTTCCGGCTACCACCCGATAGCAAGGACGCGAGCCGTCACCGCAGACAGATCGACGGCATTGCCGACCTCAGCCAAGGCCGCAGCGGTTGTGGCCGTGCCTGTGAGCGCCGGCGCGGAGTTCGTCCCAGCCGGGGTATCACGCTTCCATCCGACTGCCGCCTCTGTCGTCACGTCCTCATCGAGGTTATCGACGACAACGGCCTTCATGCGCTCATGCGCGTTGGCTGAGTCGTGGTCCCAATACACCTGTACTCCAGTCGGTGAGGCCGCGTAGGCGACCTTGATAAGCTCGCCGGTTGAGGTCGGGATGTAAAGGTCTCGCTCACCGCCATTTGCAGCATTGAATCCAGCGGCAGCCGCTTGCACGTAGAGCAGGGCCGCTCCAACCATCTGCGCGGCGGCTTGGTCATGCGAGACCGTGAAGGTTGGGCCGCTTGCGCCGACCGTGCCGGTTGAGGTCGTCGCGCCAGGCCCTACCGTGACGAGCTTGGCAAGAGTGCCAGCGACAAAGCTAGGCCGCGCTACCAAGTGGCTACTCTCAGCCACCTTGTACGGCTCATCGAGGTTATCGACGACAACGGCCCGCAGCCGCTCGTAGGTGTTCGCGGCGTCCTCATCGAAGTAGACAGCCGGAGTGGCGCCGTTAGTACTATCGGCAATAGACAGGTAATTACCGTCTGACAACGGCACCAAGCATGGGCCAACCGTACCAGCGAGAGTCGCTTCAAGCCCGCCGCTGGCGGCAATGGCTCGCACTTCTACACCGTTTGTCGCAGCGCTGTCATCGTCCTCAATGAGCAGGGTTTGTGCGCCGTTGGCGATGGTGCAGGTGCCATGGGCGTTGGTGGGAGACACAAACTCTAAGTGGCCGAGTTGATACCCAGGGAGGAATTCCACATCGTCAATGACGACGTAAATCTGCACGCCTTCAGTGGCCGCCGTGTCACTATCCTTGATGAGCCCGGCTGCTGAACCCTCAAGCACGACGTTATACACACCAGGGCCGGTGTCGGGCACAACATACAGCGCATGACCAACGGTGGCGGCGTTGTCGTTGTCGTCCACGATCCCGGATGTCCCGACATTGGCTGTCCCAGTGAAGGTGGGGGCCGCGACGGTCCCCGCGGGGGTCAGTGTCGCCGTCCGGTACGCCTTGAACTTGAGATTTGTCTTATCGAACTCCAGCACATACCCGGCTGGCTGAGACAAAATACTGATCTCGTCAATCGTGACGAGGCCAAACTTTGCCGCCGTGACGGTATCGCCGTTTGTCGCGTAGCTCGACGACATCGCCACCGTGGCAAGGACCCCGTTACGGTTGCCGAGTGGAAGGAAAGAATCGCCTGAACCGATCGTCTGCGTTGTGGCTCCCATCTAACATGCCTCCTGTCTGAGAAAAACTACGTTGTCAACCCGTCGCGCCCTTATTGAACGATTTACTCTTCCAACGGGTCGGCCTCGTGGTCCTCGACTATGTTCGCACTTTCTCCGATTCATTTCTAACAGCCTGTCCCGCAGGGCCTCTCGCGCTTGCCATGCCTCATTCTGGGTGTCCACGCTAGACCTTTGTAAGTAGTTGCTTCTAAAGGTCAGGCGATCGGACGCACGAACCCGAAAAGCAGCAAATCGACAGGACTCTTATTCGATACCACGTCCGCCGCATGAGTTCCGATTTGTGTTCCAACCCACAAATCTACCGCATCGCTCCCATGCGTTCCCACCGCTGCCGCATCCGCGACTACAGGGTTCAGCGACGTGACGGCGCTCGTGGCCTTATGAAGGACATCAGGGCACAGGCCGTATCGCTGCCACCAGCCATAGTAGTTGTCCGACACGCCACCCTTGCCGACCGCTACACCCTTCACCTTGCTGGCGAGATCACCATCGGCAGCATCATTGAGATGGTTGAAGCTCACCACCCGCAGGTCATCATTCGCGGCGAGAGCCACCGTAAAGGGACGGCCCGCATCGACTTGAATCACCGTCGCGCTATTCGACACAATCGGCGAAGATTCGCCTTCCGGCGCGGCGCCCGCACTGTCATCGTTATCATCGACATACAGAATGCGCCCAGCATACGCGCCAGCGGTAAATCCGCTCTTCGTGGCGCTGGTCGTTGTCCCACTGGTGATGTTCGCAATCGTCGCATCGGCAATGCGCTTCTGCAACTCACCCTGGGCAATGGCGCTACCGCTCATATTGCGGCAATACTCGAATACGCGGAAGCCGTAGGCGTCGATCTGAAATGACAACTGCCCGAGCTTGTGCTTCGCGTTCAAGTGATCGGCGTTCAAGTCCTCATTGCCCACCGGGATCATGTTGCCCATGTGCAAAAACAAATCAGCCATTCGTTAGACTCCTTTTGGCAAATCGCCGGAGCCACCCTCACAGGCGGCCCCGACGAGCCACGTTTGACGGCGGGCCTGCCGGTCTTCCGGCTGTGCCTCGCCCATTGACCCACGTCCAGCGGGAAGCGCTCGAAACCGAGCCTTCAACACCTGCTCAATCGAGTAGTCACGCTGCATGCCATCTATCTCCACAAGAATCCGTTGGCAATGGTGCCGCTCAGCCACCTTCAGCGCCATGATCGCTGCCGCCATCGGCGGAAACCGCGAGGGTACATCCCGGACAATCAAGGTGTCGAAAAACTCCCGCTTGCCCCAATGCTCCTGCATGGCCCGTTCAGTAGCCGGCTTCAACATCGCTGTCCTCCGATTAGGTGAGGCCAGTCATCAGGAAGTTCAGGCGCGGCGCCCGACCACGCAACTGCCCGGCCCACAAGACCTGTCCGATCCGCTGATCGCGGTGCGCTGGGCGGAACCAGCCCTCGAAGATCATGTTGCGGCCACGCATGACAACCAGTTCGACGAAGTTGGAATTGATCCCGAAGAGATAGCCGCTGGGGACATGCGAATCCACAGCCCAGTCGGCCCCGTTGAATTTGATGACCGCCACACCAGCGCGGGTGATGTCGTTGAAATCCGACCCGGCCTCCATGCGCTGCAACGGATGGACACGGTCCCACGCCTTATTCCACAACGTCTGATCGCTCAAGAGGAGGTCCGGCTTGGCCGGATTGACGGTTGCCCGCCCAAACTCGACGTTGACAGCGGACATCGAAAAAGGACCACCCGTGGTCTGGACCTTGGCTTTAATCGCAGAGCCGAGGGTATCGGTGCCGTAACTGATACCCGCATAGCTGCTGACGCCACCCACCGTGCCGTCATTGACATAGTTGAGGAGGCCAATCAGCTTGTTGGGGTCGGTGCCAAGACTCTGGATTAGATCGGTCCCCATGTCATCAGCAATCCGCATCTCGGCTTGCGCCATCAGAGTTTCGATCGCATCGACGAGGGCATTGGCCCCACTGTTGGCAACCTCTTCCAACCCGTCGATGGTGCAGTTCGAGTAATACCGAGCCCAGGGGGCGCGGAACTGGGTCTTGGTATTGACAATCGACGTGTCGAAGTCAGTACCACGACCGTAGGAACCGCCGGGGACCTTGTCGTAGATCAAGCCCCAGTTCATTTGGGCGCCGCCCTCAATAATGCGACTCTTCGCATCGAGGCGGATAAAGGTGGGATTACTCGCGTAGACCTGATCGTCGAGATCGTCGAGATACAGGTCGGTTGTGTGAGTTAAAACATCGTCAATCTGCCGTGATTCGGTAGGCAGCGCCATCGTGCCATCTCCTTATCTCGCTAGATGAGGAGCCGTTTCTAACGCCGCTCGCACCGCCGCCACACGGATCGCCTCACGCCCCTTGGGTCGGTCGGTCGCCTTGCCGCGCAACGAGGCGGTTCGTGGAAGAGCCTGACCATTTCTCGCCTGAAACTCCTGCTCAATGTCTGCACGAATCTGCTGCCGGAGCTTCTTTTCGTCTTCCTCACGTTGCCGTTTGGACACTTCGCCCTCCAGCACCGCTTGAAAGGGATCAAAGCCCTGCTGCGTCATCTGCTCGGCCTTTTGAAGGGCCGCGCCGTAGATGCCATCAATATCCTTATCGGGAAACACCGCCTTCAACATGGAGAACAACAGCTTTTCCTTCTGGGCCTGATAGGTGGATTGCTGCTGAAAGACCTGTTGGAGTTGGGCAGTGAGTCCCTTTGTATATTCGGCTTGCGCCTGTTGGTACAACGGCGCAATGACGCTTTGCAAGAGATAGGGCAGTTGTTCCTCCGGCGAGGCGCTGGCCCATTTCTGCGCCCAAGCCTCCATTGAGACCTGGCTTTGCGCGGGACCGGCCTGACCGGTGGCAAGTTGGTCAATCTTGCGAGCATCCCACCCGATCTTCTCCAGATAGGGCGCCCACTGATTCCACGTCGAGAGCGTCTTTTCGTACTCACTCGTCCGGCGTTTCAAGTCATCATAATCCGCACGCTGACCGAAGGTTCGTTCGCCCTCGGTATACATCTTCATGGCTTCAGCGGCGGTCTTTCCACGCAGTTTTTCAGGAACCTCTAACTCACCGAGGCGTTCTGGAAAGCGAAACTCCTCCCCGCCAGTTCCAGGCTGGTTCTGGGGTGTCGGTTGCAACTCAACTTCAGACATCAAGTTCTCCTTGTGTGGGCCGAATGGCTACGGTTCTCCACTGGGCTTGTGCGGTTAGGGCATCCGTGCCGGGGATTGCAGACCCCTGGGCCGCAAGGGTTCTCCAGTGTCTCCAGATCCGCCGTCATCGGGGATTCCCGCCCCCAAGGGGGACAGGGCATCAGCAATACGATCGCTCATCATCGGGTCAAGTCGAGCGGCCTTTCGGAGCAGCGCAATCGCCTGTTCAATGAGGCGCATCGCCGTCGTGTGGACTATCGCGTCCATCGGACCCTGGCTGACTTCGGTGAGTCCTGGCACAGGGGGCACGCTTGGAAAGGCCATCGTCTCGCTCCTTACTTACACGGGTTGACTTTAGTCAGGGTCTTGCCCCCGGTCGGATTCGTCGGGGCGTTGATGGACTTGCCGATCTTGACCGGCCCGGAATGTCCGGCATAGGGTTCAGCCTTACCTATCTTCGCCATGCGTCTGTCCTCCTTCAGTGTTTCGCCAATAAAAAAGCCGACTCAGGACAATCCCTGAATCGGCTTCTCGGTGTGAGAGTATCCGAACGATCAGCGTGCGTAGGGGCCTACATCGGCCCAATCCTCATCGGCAGGTTTGCAGGACCACTCTGGGGCATAGCCCCAGGCCCAGGCATGGCCTGCCGAGCCATCATCTGCTGTGCCGCCATCTGGTCCATCGGTCCCGCGTTCCCCTGCATCGGCACCCGGACGCTTTTATCGGCCCGTTCACCGGTCGTACTCATAATCTTCATGAACTTCGTAAACGTCTGAAGCATCGTATTGATCCCCGCGCCCGCCGCCATCGACATGACTTTATCCATAGGGTTCCCCCCTGGCGCATTAGGCGGTTGTGGGAGCCCACCCTGGCCGAGTCTAGCCAAGAGCGAGGCAATCCCTGGTGGGGGTCCGCCCATCCCACCCCCCGGAGGCGACATCGGCAGCCCTGGGGGACCTCCCGCGCCCATCATACCCGGCGGCGGCATTTGCAATCCCGGCGGTAGCATCATCTACGTTTCCTCCTTACTGTATCAAATATGATACTCTAACCGCTTACTACCAGAGAGAACCCAGCGTGTCAACAACTTTTTTACGCGCCCATCCCTAATTGTGTCCCGGAGCGGTTCGTCCGCACTCGTCGCCCACCAGAGTCTATCCCCATTTGCGCCTTCTTCGCCTGTTCCGCTTGCGCCCTCGCGTAGGCAGCCTCGGCGTCCGGCACCAGCTCCGGTCCCAAGGTCTTCAGCACGGAAAGCCCATCGACGAGGCCTGCTTGCGCCAGTTGTTGCATAATCAGCGCTCGCTGGATTCGATTACTTGCTAAGCCGCTATTCGGCACAACCAGGTAATTGAATTCTGCGAGGAAATCCCGATGCTCGGTCTGATTCGTTACGAGGATTGGCCGCCCTTCCGTGGTCTTGAGAAGCTTCGACCGCTCGAACAGATACTGTACAAACTCCCCCGACGGTCCCACGATGTCGAACACGCGATCGCCCGTATAGTATTGGAGAATCCGCGATAGAAGCTTCTGTCCTACCCTGCGCATCGTCGTTTCAAGGTTGAAATTGACCGACCGAACCAGACTTTGCGACGCCTGCTGATAGGCTTCCATCGCCCCAAGGCTTGGCGCAGACGGGGACCGGCCTCCCGGTGCAATGTCCTTCAGACCTACCATGACTTCCATGATCGTCGGGATAAACGACAAGAGTTGGAAGTAGTAGGGTGGCATATTCGGCGGAGGGTCCCGACGCAAGTCACGGCCAAACCGCTTTTTCACCACCAACGCTTCAAGGTTATCGAGCTTGTTCCATTCCTTTGGTTCGAGCGCATCAAAGTCGCCGACAATCCAGACATTGTTATTGAGGATGGCGTTGCGAATCAACAGATCGCCCATACGGTTGAAGGCTTCACCGAGTTTGCGAATCGCCTTAATATCGCCATCGCCCCACGGCGTCCCACTACGCGAGGTCCACGCCCACAAGGCCAGCGGACAGGTCCCATCCCAATAGGGATTCGGTCCATCGTAGAGGATGATGTCCCCCGCACGGACGATCTTACGGCCCCCAGGATACAGATAGTCGCCGGTTGCGTTCTTGCTGAGATCGCGGCGCCAAAAGGTACGGAGCCGAGCACGCGGGATAACTGACGCTCCCTTGTCCCGCGTCGAGAGTCGTTGCGGACCGGAGATGCGTCGCCGCGCCGTGCTGATCGACGATGGATAACTGCTCACCCCAACATCGGGCTGCACCAAGTCACCACGTCCGGGGTATTTCTCGGCAAGCCAGTCGAGACTCGGCCAGTCCTCCCACCAGACGTACTCAGCCTCCTCAAGGTCTTCCGTGCTCGTCACCGCTGGATCAAGCCCAATCGCCTCCGGGGGAATCACCTTCACGACAATATCGCCCCGACCATAGAGCGCATCAGGGTCCCATTCAACGAGATACCCGACCGTCCCCACGGTCCCCGCATTATCGGCAGCCGTCTTCTGTTTCTGCTGCATGCCCAGATGGTCCCACAACGCCTGAGCGGTATCGTTGAGAATCTTCGCAGGGGCGGCAAAGTCTTTGCGGCGACTCGTGACGAGGATCTCCGGTTTACTCTCGGTGAGCGCAGCGATCTTACGGTCGAGATAGTTCCCCGGCAGGTTCGCCTCGAAATGCGGAGGGCGCGAGCCTTTCCAGAGGCCGCTACCTTCTCGGACCCGGCGATACTCTTCCCATTTTGAGTGGAGGCCAAGCCGCTCCTTGGCAGACTTCCCCTCGGAGATCAACTTGTCGGTCAACTGCAAGAGCTTGCGTTCACCGGGTGCCAGAGCCATGCTGCCTCCCTTCAAAGAAAAAGCCGATACTCTCAACATACAAGAGCATCGGCTTCCGGGTTACGGAGTATCCGAGTGGTGTGCCGGTCTTTCCCGGCTGTCAAACCCATCTCTCTTGAGATCGTCTCTAAGATTCGATCCCTGTCCGTCCCCTGACTCGGTTAGCGAGCGGGAGTCGAACCCGCCGGATTTACATCTACATCATGAAGACATGGTATCTGGGGCGCATTTCACAAGTATAGCACTTCTGTTATTGTTCCCAATAATTGATATCCTCCGTTGTGCGTTGATAATATGGACTAAGTTCTCGGTTCAGTTCCTCATCATGCTCGGAAAATATCGTGCAGTTATGGCCTAGATGTGTCGCCATAAACGAGACAAGAAGAGCGGCATTAAACGTATATCTCCGCTTGATGCTTTCTTCTAGTAATAGCGCCTCATCACGAGAACAAGATGACGAGAGGAGCGCATAGAATTTATCCAGATCACGAGTAATCAGACAATCACGACAGGCCACGCTGTAGATAGTCCCCATCGTCTACACCGCAACCAAGCCCTGCATCCCTGGGGCCTCCAGAATCGGGCGCGTGCTTCTAGACGGTATCGGCAACTCGGCGGTCGCCGCCTTCCCACCGCACACGTTCGAGCAATATCGCTGGCCGTGGCGGACTGGCGTAAAGGGTTTCCGACACTCGTGCCATTCGCAGATCGACGGCCCAACGGACCCCTGCGTCTGCTGCGTCTCCCAACTGGGATCGATCAGCGGTGCCTGTAACCGACCACTATCCGCCGCTCCCATCAGATGCCCGTAGATGAGCTGAGAGGGTTCAATGTGCAGGACCGATTCGCATATTTCATACGCGAAGTCGCGGGTCGCTTCCGGGAGCATATCGATGAGGGCACGAGCACAGTCTTCGATGGAATGTGGTGAGGCTGACAATACGCCCGTATAGGGTGAGACCTGCATCGTCATCCTCGGCGAGTCTGTGCGCTCCGCAACGAGCCGCGAGACTTCCTCGTCGATCAACCGTGCCACCGTGGGTTCGGTAAGCCTCGCCTTCAGGCGTATCTCCACTTCCTGCTCGATGATCTCTTCCGGCACATGCTGCGCAGCCTGCCCCGCCATGAGGCTATCGAGATACTTCGATAGAGATGGACTACCGGATGCCTTCGCTGCACATTTCAGTTTCTCGTACCGCTCCAGGCTCAGACTCAGGGACTTGTATTTCATTGCCATGTTGCCTACTCCCACGCCTCTTGCTCTGCAAGGGCTCGCTCGAAACCGTCCTGATAACTATTCTTCCGCACCACCTGATCCCAATTTCGGTCGTAGAACGCCGGGTCTTTCGGGGCCTGCACGGTCTTTATCTCAACCGGAGGCCCATCCCATCCCTCGAAGGTTTCGTCGATAGAGGCGCGAAGACAAATAGCATACGACATTACCGCGTCGTCTAACTCCCCGGGGATCGCCTCATAGTGCCGGTCGCTGTACTTGCGGAAGGTCGTCAATTCCTTCCACAGGGTCTCAGACCGGATCGTGGTCTTGCCGGCAGTCAACCAGTCAATCATCGTGGACACCAGAAACACCTTTGAGTTCGGAGTGGTGTCCCATCCCGTGTCTTTCGTGAGAATCTTCGAGGCCACCTTGGAATAGTTCTTCCAGATGAACATGTTGGGGTACACCTTCCCCAACTCCGAATTGGTATAGAACCCCGGATTGCCGGGATTCGATTCGATGGCGACTTGAGCCGTATTATACGCCAAGCCCAACCATTTCGCAATGTTCACCAACGGAGACCCTGGATTGATCATATTGTCGCGCCATTCCGCTACTTGGCATTTGTCACGGCGCCGCAGCACCGTCCCCACGGTATACGTCTGGCCGACGCCAGCGCACACGTCATAGGCAATATCGTAGGCTTCGCCAGGTTTCGGCCACTCCCAAATCTTTAACGGTCCCTCGGCTTCGGTAGAGAACCAGCCGCCGTTCGCAGGGTCAAAAGCATGGACGGCCCCTTGGAAGATCGGCTCCCGCACCTGTGCCTTCAGGTCCTTCAATGTCTGACTGGTGAGCAGGTTTGTGCCGGGGATAATCCACGCTTCCTCGTAGGTCAATGGATACGACTGCTGAAACCGTTCTAAACCCCCGCTCTCGGAAAACTCCGCCAACTTGTAGCGCCGCCACTTAATGAACTCTGGCGTCACGCCCTTGATCTTCAGGAGTTCCCGTTCTTCCTTACTGAAGTCCAAGGTCTCACCGTCTCGAAGCGGTAACGCACAGTCTGGATCGTCTTGTGCCCCAACAAATGTAAACCGCCACGGGGTATACTGCCGCTCCTTCCTGACATCATCACACATCGTCTTAAACCACGAGGTCATTGGATTATAGAACGCCGCTGATTCCATAATGAGAATCGAGCGATATTTCATCGGGACCGCATCGAAGATGGCGGATTGGAGTTCTTCGGGCTTTTCGTATCTCCCAACTTCAGAGAGATGAGCCGCGTGCAACGTCCTCCCGACTCCTGAGTGAATGTTTTTGGCTGTGGCAATAAAGATACGACTATTCAATCCAGGATTCAGGATGGCATCCTTACTGTCAGGATTATCGAAGACGAGCCCTTCGATGGTATCATGCTTCACCATTGGGCGGATCGACGCATCAAGGGAGCGATGGAAGGTCTGGTGCATGACAAAGATTTCTCTTGCGGTATCCTTGTCGTGCGCAATGATGAGCGCGTTCATGTTTTTGTTGAGAGCGCACTTCCAATGCACCAAGCCTGATGCTTCCGTCGTCCCGCCTATTTGGCGCCCCTTAAACCATATCTGGCGAGCAAACTGTTCGTCCTCAAGTTGCTGTTCTGTAGACTTCCACCACCGCATCTGTCCTGGGCGGTTTCGGATGTCCAGCGCGATCTCCTCGCCGCCTTCTTTTGTCCGAATCTTCAACTGCTCACGAGCGAAGAGTGGATAATCCTGTCGGTAGAGATAGTGCCTGGCTTCGCGGAGGAGGCGGGCCTTGGGGATGGAGTCCAAGAGAGTAGTCATGGCTTTACAGCGGTATCCGACTTGTTGCCTTGATACACGCCAATGAACGAAAAGAATGGTGGAGCATATCGAACAAATCCAGCCATCCTCAACGTACTGCAAAGAGGCTCTTTGTCTTGAAAAGATACCGCGGGTGAGGCCATAGGCCTGCTTTGCGCCTCAGCCGTCGCTGGAGTCAGTGGGGCCACGCTGCCGGACGTATCCATAACAGGGGCCGCATCTGTCCAGGAGGGCGAGACGAAGAACCCGCGATGAGTCGTCATGTCAATTTACGAAGATGGGGAGCCATACGAAATGTCCTCCCATGGTGTGCGATGCGCCACCATCATCTCTTTCGTGATCGGGACAATCGGCACCGACCAATCTACTTCGTTGCCGCCAAGGCGCTGTAATCGCAGAGAGTATTTAGGATACTCCGAGTCTGTTGGCGCATAAGGCACTTGAAAGCCTTTCCCTGCGTGTGCGTCATCAAGCAATCCGCTTAGCTGTATTATGGCAGATTCGAACGCGCGCGCTTTCGCCAGCGCAAACTCCTCCAGATCTCCCCTCTCCTCAACGACGGCTCGCGTATAATACTTCAACCAGACGCGTTCCCCTGTCACGGAGGACTGTGCGGGATAGACCCATTGTAAGGTCCGACTCCATTCATGGGGCTTTGGGTTCTGTCTCCAGTAGGTATCCTCAATGACGATCATCGAGGGCAGGGCTGTTTTTCCGCTGTCACTCATCATGCGGTTAGCTTCACTGAGCTCTTGAGATTCATGTTCGTCACGCCGCCTTGGAAGAAGTTTATCTCAACGGCACCCGTCTGCTTCTTCTCCACCCAAGTTTTCTGGATTTCGATGTATGGCACCAACGCCTCCGGCACTGACATCATTACCATCCTCATTCCTCGCTCACCCCCCGCTCCGCTTCAAAGACCGCATCGAACCACGACGGCGCCTGCACGTTCGAGCTGACCACTCCGGGCTGTTCGGCGAGTTTGATGGTCCGTTCGAGTGAGACTCGATGGGATTTTTGATTCGTGACAATGACGCGGCACAAGACGACGAGATCGCGGCGAAGGGCTTTGAGTTCTTCAACGACATCGGTAAGGGTCGCGGGGACCGGGGGCGGGACGGGTGTGCGCTTTTTACGGGGAGAGGGTGAGGTTTGGGAAGGAGACGCCATCAGCGGGCCACGTGCTTATTGTGGACCATCTGTATCACGTCCTTTAATCCCTCCCGGACCTTGCGGTCGGGATGGAGTGTCGCGAGTTCGCCGAGCCGACGTAGCTTCGCTTTCATGCGTGTGGCTTTTACGGGGATGGGTCCGTTACGTTGCATCATCACACCCTGTTGACAGTTGTGGTCGCTGCTCGCCAGCCGATCGCATCATCCTCTCAAATTCCTCCGGCGTCGCTTGGCGATTTGCTCGCTAGTAGTACCCAAGGGTCCAAACAACGGCAAGAGGGAGACCCATGAGCGCTGCCTCTCGTTCGATGTGTTGTGCGTACACCTCCGCCTGAGCTTTTACCCCTTCTTCGTGCATGTTCCTCCTTGTGCCAGCCTCCACATTCGTGAGCTGTTCCAATTTGCCACGATGGGGGTCTTCCTTTCCTCTGCCCATCCCTATCCATCTTCCAGGCCTCCGAAGAACTCCTTGGGCGCTGAGTCTACGACGTGCCCTTGCCCCACCCGACCACAGACTCCACTCTTGCTTCCAAGGGTGGATCGCCAGCCATTGCAGTTGGTAGGCACGTTCCTTCTCTCGGTACGACCACGCAGGAGAATACGATTGTAACTGCCTGCCGTTGAGCGTCGTCGGGAGTTCGCAAGTGGCCGACTTCGAGCCGCAGGCATTCCCACAAAACCGCTGTCCAGGTTGAGCGGGAAGAAAAGACTGCTCACACCATTCACATCTGCTTGTTTCGAGAGCCACAGGGGCGGGTGTTGTCTGTATCGATGGGTTGAGAATTGAGTCTAGTTCTTTCAGCTCCCTCATATCACGAAAGGACAGAGCAACCATGAGAGTGAGGCTCACGATGCCTACGGCCGGCAGCACGATGAAGAAGACAAAGAACTCTTCCATCACTCCTCTAAGGCTCCCCGAACTCCTGTTCTCGTCGCAATAGCCAGTAACATCGCCTGCGGAAGCTGCGAGAGTACGTCATCCATACCACCAAGATCCTCGGCCCGCTGTGGTGTGACCTTCACTTCCTCTGCCGCATAGTCGCCGGCTATTCTAGCTCGAAGCTTAATCCCCTCAACGTTCGCCCGCCAGTCGTCATGGTTGAGCAAGTACTCAATTTTCTTTGCAATGGCCTCGGCTTTGAGCGTCCCTATGCGCTTAAACACATCGCGTACCTGCTCGTCGGCCACGGCTTGCAACTTCTCTAACACTTCCGGGGGAGGTGGGCCTATGGGCATAGCATCTCCTTCAAGGCTTGGTCAACCACCTGCGCAACTTGCTCACGATCCAAGGATCCCCACTGCGCTCGCAAGGGCATCGCGGTTTGATAGGCTAACAACCAGGCGCGGCGCGTAGTCCGCTCACTACCGACATTCCACGAGCCAAGCCGGGACAGAAACTCCACCTCGTCCTTCATGTTCCAGGTCGTTGAGCTTCCGCGGGCTCGTGGAGAGACTACCAACACACCGCCCCCCCGCCCACCTGGACACACCCGCCGTCTCGACTCCTTGTGGGAAGCGGTCGATACCACTCCGGGGGGACGCTCGGGACGATCACCGCCTCCGGGACATCTGCTCGTCCTCCGCTCGGAACTGGATACCCCTGGAGACCACGTTCCGCCCCAGGCCCATCCACGCTCCGCATCCGCGAGGAGTAATCCCAGATCATCGTACCATCGTCACACGACGCGAGCGCACTGCCGTAGCGGGTACAGGTGAGGGCGTCAGCGGAGACGGCGAGACCAAGGAGTCCTGCCACAATTACGCATCCGATGAGTTTCATGCTGTCCCCTCCCTTCTCCTCAACGCACGACGGCTGATCCCGCAGTCATCGCAGAGCCAGGGCGCGTCAGGGTCGGCGTGCTGCGTGGCAATGATGTCTCCGCACCATCCACAGGTCAAGAGCCCATCACGGCGAAGATTCGGCACAGGCCGTCCATCGAGAAGTTTGATATGGTCGTCGTAAAGTGCCATTGTGTGCCTGTTGACCTAAATGACTCGTGTGAGGTATTGTTTTATTTCTTATATAGCACACGATAATTTGGGCATCAGATTATCTTATATTCAAGAATCGTGCCAACTTCTCTTTCCGCTCTCACAACCTCAACGCTATCACCTGTGAGGTGCGATTACTTTCCTATTACCACACCTTGAATATCCGTGTCAAGGAAAAAAGAGGCTTACGCGGGGAAGATTTTTTCTTGTTCTTGTGTACCCTTTTAGATACAGTAAGTCCTAACAAGAATCGTGCCAAGAAAGAGACAGTGTGATATTTTTTCAATGAGACGGTGAAATTAAGGAATGTTGTGGGAATTTTGAGGGGGTAGGGGAAACCCAGTGAAGGAGAAAACATAGTCTCTACGTCACCTGCGAGCGCCACATTGAGCATTATGCTCGGTCCATAATGGCGGAACAAAATCATCTCACTAGCCACCTCACCTAGTCGCTCCCGCTGTTGACCTATCATCCCACTGTATCCTTTATGATACGTCTTATAAGGAACAATATGTAACCTTGACTGATCGGTACAAAACCAATGTTATTGAGTAGTTATAAGATTGAATGGGATCGAGAGAGGTTATGAGAGAAGACACACACCAGATCTGGTAGGCCCAGAGGCTATCTGTAGGCTATTGGTGCAGGTACGCGAGTAGTTGGCGCAGGCTGGAGGTAATGAGGGCGGCGCGAGATTGCCCATGGCCGGGGTGAGTGTACACGCGGGGGATACCGAGCTTGCAGAGTATGGGATAAAGCCTATCCCGTGAGATTTGGAGGAGGGCGCACACATACGCGATCGGGTAAACCTCCTCTCCCTCCGCTACCTCCACGGCGCCCCCCCACTGTGTAAGTCTTACATACCTACTGGGACATCTTTGTCCCACCTGGGACATCTTTGTCCCACTCATCGCTTGTATCGCCGATCCCACTCGTGCCCACTCCCACGCCTCACCCCTCCTAGCGCCCCCATGCCCATACCGACCCTTATACCGACCCTTATACCGCCCCTTATATCGCCCCTTATCGGGATGCCCTACAGGGTAGAGCCGTGGCCGTCCACCACGGTGTCGCCTGCCATCGCCAGGACAGGCAGCCAGGTGGGCATCATAGCCTGCCTGATACTGCGGCTGTAGGCAGCGCGGGCAACGCGGGTACTGCGCGGGATCATCTCTCACCATGTGGGCATTCTACCATAGCGAGAAATTGGCGTACATCTATTATTCTCTATCCCCGCAAACCCACGCCCATGGCCGATCTATACGATTTGTCCCAAAACATGTACGATTTCCCTTGACAGCTACAATCCATAGCTCTATATTGGCTATAGATCGAGGGTAGCTGAGGCGGGACAACACCTAACGCGGGAGAGAGACGATGCGCACCATGACTGAGGCGGATGCAATCAGCTACATTATAGCCACCTGTCCGTCTCTCACCTATGGGCAGTGTTACGCGGTACGGGGGGATCAACTTATCCCCAAGAGGCGCTTCCGACGATCCTACAATCGCCCGGACGGGGTGCAGTCG